TTTTAATCTGTTGCTGTTGCGCTCTGAAATCTTGTACCCAATCAGATTGAATCTCATCAAGTATAGTAGCTTGCTTGTCTTGCATATCCCAAGTGTGCCTTCTTGTCCATGACTGAACCTTCTGGTTATCAAAACCACCTTGTTCACCATCTAACTCACCCCAGTGTTTATTAGGAAGGTTATAAGTGCTTACACCTTTTTCTATGTCGCTAGCTCTTACATCGTAATCATCAATGTTGTAGTAATCGACTTCGTAATCACTGGCTCTCCAACCATAATCACCTTCATGTGCTACAGTGTATTCTTTCCACAATCCAAAGTGTTGTATATCTGGGTCATTGTTTAAGTCATAGACCATATTATCTTGAGTGTGGTCGATAGCCTCACGTTCATTGTAGAAAATTTCACCATCTTCAGTATGATAAGATGGTGCGTATTCATACATATCGCCATCTGAAATCATCGTATCGAAGTCATCACTTGCCATAACAGTGCCTTTATAAGCATCTTCTGCATCATTAAACACAATATCTGATTCTGGTATTGTGAACTCACCATCACGCTCTGTGATATGCCCACTAATTAAAGCATCTTCAACTTTGCTGTGTTGGTCAGCCTTAGTCTCATTCCACCAATCATCAAAAGCCTCACCCCACTGCATAGGCTCATCATCAGAACCTGCATGACGATACATTAGTTCATCCCAATCAGTTCTTACAACGCTTCTGTAACCAGTATCTAAGTCTTCAACATCAATATCATCGCCTCGTCTAATTGTATTCCAATCAACATCATCTACAGTTAGTTCTCTTGAGACATCATCACCACCGAATGTTCTAGCAGTAATCTCGTCTTTACGATTCAATAATAAATTCCTTAACATCCCCTTAGTCTGTTCAATATCAATAGGGCTGCCTGGAACAAAGTTCTTAAAGCTAATATGACCAAAACCAGAAGCTATTAACTCTTCATCCTTAACACCAAAAGATTTTGCTGCCTTAACTAAATCCGCATGAGTCTTGAACACAACATCATCATTCAATGAAAGAACAAAATTCTCTAGCTTAGAATAAATCTTCTCATTCCACTCTAAGGTCTTAATATCATCTAATATTGATAACTTAGGGTTAGTCTTCTTGTTGGTCTTAATCTCTTTGCTGACTTGTCCTGCACGCTTGATTAACGCTTGTTTCTCTGCATTATCAGTAGTTTGTCCAATCTTAGCACCAAGCAATCTTTGCTGTACTTTCAAAGAATCACCAGAAATCTCAGCTATGTATGTCTCTGCGTTCCCAATACTGAATTGACGTTCTACATTAACCTTACGGTTGTCTGTAATATCGTCTAATAATTTACGAACTGATACTTTATCAAACCCCTTGATAGGGTGGAAGGTAACAACTACATGCTCTTGCTTAGTCTTGCCTTTGTTTTTGCCCTTTAATACTTTTTTAACTTTGCCTTTAGAGTCTAACGCAGTCTGTGCCTTAACAACTAATTGGTAAGCATCTTCACCTTTGTGTTGAAGTGTATATACAAGCTTCTCAACACCTGCATCATCTACTACACGCCTAGGCTTAATCTTTCTAACCATATCAATAACTGACAGAATATCGCTAGGCTCTTTGAATGTACAAGCCTTGCCAACACACCTTGCAGTAGGAGACATGTGAATGTCAGTTACATGAGTCATGCCATAACTCTTATTACCAAGTTTAATTACCGCTTGATGATAGCCTTGTGCTAACTGGTCTGTAATTACCTTGTTAATCAATAGTGCAGCATTAGGATTGTCTTGGTTTAATAGGTCAAGCATGTCCTGTTCATTCTTAGGAAGCTCTCTTGAATCAATGCCTTTCGCCTTCAAGTCTTGTATGATACTTTGTAAAACACTGTCAACTTCTGCAAGCTGTTTCTGAGCAGGCGACTTGTAATTAACAATAGTCTCTGGAATAAATGCAGGCTGGTTTATATCATTAAATGACTTGTTCCAATTGCCTTCAATCCATCTAGCAACTTGCTCACCTTGAGTCTGTGTGTACATTCTCTCAGCAGTAAGCTGGAACTTAGTTGTGCCATCTTCGCCCACCTTCTTGCTGTACTTAGCTTGGAATACATCATCTAAGTCTTGTATCTCTTTCTCAAGCTTTGACCATGTTTGTTGCTCTGCCTTGTTTAATGGCTTACCATCTAAAATCTTCTGTGAAACTTTACGAGCAAAAGAACTACTAAGCATCTTGGTTTTAGCTTTAATGTAGGTATCACGCTCTTTTTCTAATTGTGGTTTAAATTGTTTTGGGTTAGCACCTGCAACATGACCATCAATCGTATCAATAGCATGTTGAATCTCATGCCAAATCTTGCCTTGCACCAGCTCGCCATTTAAGTCATCAGCATATACATAAATCGTATTAGTATCAGCATCATAAGAAGATGTCACTGTACCTTTCTCAGTAGCACGCTCAAGTTTAAGTGTAGCGTTCTTCATGTCTGGATGCTTTAGATATAAGCTATCCGATTTAAGTATGTGATTCAAAGACCATGAGCCTGGGTACATATCATTGAACTTACTCTTAGAATAATCACCTCTGAAATGCCACTTGCCATCAGTAGCTCGGTACATACCTGTCTTCTGCCAAATCTGGTCTCTAGGTAGTCCGTATGCCTCATATACATCAGCGTTTACTTTGAATCTCTTAACCCTATTAGCAAACAAATTCACTGAGCCATCTGTAATCCAGTTGACACCTTTATCCATTAGAGTGGCATACTTCTTCTCACTCTGAATCTTACTAATTGCAAGACCCCAAGTGTCCTTCATGCCATGTCGATTAATGAAAATAATAGAATCAATAATGCCACCTAATGCGGCCTCTTGTACGCCAGCACTTAGGAATCTTTGTCTAAGCTTCATCCATACTGGGTCATCTTCTTTAGGGGTAACATCCATAGATGCTAAAGCTTCGCCTACTGGGATTCCTAATATCTCAGCATCGCCCTCTGCTAGTTCGTTTAATACGTGAATGATGTTTCCTTGTTCTGGTTTCATCATTACACCAGCCATATAGCCACCAGTCATGTTAGCTACCGCAGCACCGCCCTTGGTGGCTAATGCTCTAGCACCAAAGAATGGAATCATATACTCAGTCATTACAGAAGTAATGTTGTACACCATTGAGTCTCTATTCTTAGTCTCTAGCCTCCAAGGCTTGCCATCTCTCTCATAACCTGAAAACTCTGCAACTTCAGTGATTAACTGCCATGTGTTATTAACTGTCTCTACAACACCCTTACGAAGTCCTGCAGCAACATCTTCACCAACTTCTGCTGTGCCTTCTACAACCTTCTCAATGTCTGTACGGTTATCGCCAAGAGTCATCAGGTCTTGAGCATTATTCTTTCTGATGTCTAGTATTGATTGTTGTGCGCCCTTCATCTGAGCATAGACTGATTTGTATTCGTCACTCTCTGGGTTTAATGTGTCAAAGCCTAATGTTTGGTCTTGAGATAGTTGGTTGCTTAAATCTTCCACTAGGTCGTTCAAACTACTAAGCCCTTTAGTAAGAACCTGTCTTCTTTCTGTAACCTTTAGTGCCTTAGCTTTTAATTCTTTACCGAACTCAATATCAGCTTTACGCTCTGCAACCGTACTAAATGTTTTAGGTAGGTTATATACATTAACAATATCTTGACGTTTTTTCTGCCAAATTTTGTTATTACGTACTTGAGCCTCATAGATATTGTTTCTAGCTTTTTCTGTACTCTTATCAGTGCCAAGCTCATTAATTCTGCTTTGTAAGTATTTGTTTTTGCTTGTATATAAATCCCTAGAATGACCTAACACTTGATTTCCAACAAACGCTTGCATCTGCTGTTCAGAGTCTCCTAACTGGCCCTCTTGAATATCCATGAACTCACCACCACCTGGATGATAAAAACTCTTATCATCTTCAGGAATTAATGATGTTGACTCAGTGTAGTCAGGTTTAACCATCCAATCCATCGTTCTGTATTCAGTCTCTTTCTTTTCTTCTTTAACTACAGGGGCAAACCTATTAGACATGTCCGCCATGTACTGAACATTAGGACTCTTAATAATCTTCTCGTTCGTTACCTTAGTCTTGTATTGGTTATCAGCATCTGCGTTGATAGCAATGTTCTCTGAGCCAGTATTAGTAAAGTTAGGAACTACTTTTGGTCTTTCTTCACGTGTTTCGTAGAAGTGAATTAAGTCAGTCTCTGGATATAGTTTTCCGTAGTGGCTTAACCATTGATTAAAACCTGGACTGACATCTTGGTCATCTGGATGAACTAAAGGCTCTACTTGAATCTTTTGTATCTCTTGCTCTGACATCTATAATTCCTTTATTGTATTGGGCAGGTTCTCGAAAGCCTTTCTAATGATTCTTCATAAACTGCAACATTAGCTGATAGTTTATACTTTTGATTGACAGCACTAAGCGATTTTTCGCAATTAATTGTTCTTACAGCTCGACCATCTACAATAGTTTCATCTCGAATGAATGTAGCTGGCTCATTGTCTGCCATAATCTTAATGTACTTGTCTTTAATTTCTGAGTAAATCTCTAGTGCGTTCTCTCCAGCAGCAGTTCTTATGTATAACTCATTAAGTGCTTCTTCCATGTAAACCTTCTCATCTCCTATCGCAAACATGCCAGCAACACCTTTTTCCTTTTGGAAGAACGGTTTGATACTCGCTGCAGCACGCTTAAATGATGGTGAACTTGTTACATCGTTGAATGTGCCATCTGTAGCATCTGTCAACATCTTAACGGTAGTATCACCAGATAATAGGTTGTCATTATAAAACTCTTTAATCCTAGCAACTTTTTTCTTAACACTATCATTAGTAGTCAATAGATAGTTAGTCATCTCAATCTTAGAATCTGCATCGTCAACTTTATACTTACCTAACTTGATAGCACTGGTTAAAAACTTATAATCATCGTTGCTATAACCATTATCATCCATCTGTTTAGATAAAGTATCTGAAGTCACTGTACCATCTCCTGAAACAATTGATGATAGTGATTCAATGAAATTATCAGACTGTACACCTTCAAGCTCTTCTTCTTCTTGCTCTTCTTTAAACTCAATTACCGCTTGTCTTCTATCCCAATCTTTATTCATAGCATCATAAATACGGTCTGACATAGAAGGGTCGTCTTCAGTACCTGTCACCGTCATAGGATATTCTGTAAGGATTGTCTCATTGAATATTACGTTGAGATGAGGCTGACTCTTGATGTACTTAATAGGGTTATCTTTAAACTCCTCTTTAAAGCCTATACCACGCCCTTCTTTTTCAGCTTGAACATACTCAGCCATAAGAACTGACTGATAAATCTCAAGGATTGCGTTTTCCTTTCTAGCTTTAATAGCACCATCATCAAAATGATTGCCAGGCACGTTTAACATGTCTGTCAAATCAGCATCAATCTTCTGGAAGTGTTGATACATATCCTTTCCGAATGTATCAACATATTCCTCTATTGTTACTCCACCCTCAAACTCTTCTCTGCCGATGAAATCTTTATATCCAGCGTACCACTTTTGTACTGCTTCCCTGCCTGCAATGGCAGCAGTATCAACGCTTGCATCAAACTTCTTGTCTATCGTTACAAGGCTCTTTAAGAAGTCTTTTTCTTTCTGCTTTTTGTAGATTTCCCTTTCATAAGGTCCTGTTACTTCTTTAATCTTTTGAAGTGCAATAGCTTTGAATGTAGGGTTTGGAATACCAGATACAAAATCATCACTATATTGTAGTACAGCAGCATTGAAGTTATCCCGATTCTCAATGTTGTTTTTATCGTTAGCGTATTCATTGATAGTAGTTTGTACGTCTAACTCAATAGCAGCACCGTAAGCCTTTACAGCAGCATCATTAAACGCTTGACCATAGACTGTGCCAGCGTTGAGCATTTGAATCTTCTTCTTTTCTTCGCCTGTAGCTGCTACTAATCCTGCTTGTGCGCCCTGTGATTGTAGTAAGTCTGTTTCACCTGCAACGTATTGGTCGTAGAAAGTTCCAATAGTGCTAGATACTTGATTCCAAACATCCTGAGAACCCTGTACAGGAACTGCTTGGACTGCTTTATTTAGTTTGTATGTTTGTCTTTCAGCCATTATCCGCCCACCTTCATTCCAAAGTAACTGCCACTGCCACCTTTAGACGCAAACTTAGTTGCTTGATTGTAACCACCAATTATAGAGGTTGCGCTTGATATAACAGCCATCTTCTTAGCATTAGCAGCACGAGTCTTATAACCTCTAACCTTGTTGCCTACAGTAATCCTCTCTGCTGCAGCATTAAGCCTGAAGTTCATATCACCTGACTTTATGCCCTCAATGAAGGAAGCACTAGCCAAGCTAATACCAGATGTTGCGCCTGCCACTACGTTGGATGCCATCATATCATTAAATTCTTTTGTAGCTACTAAAGCTCTACTCTTCTCAGCAGACTCTTCTTGTTCTATGTTTGCTTTAGCTTCATCGCCAGCAGCTTTAGCTTGCATCACTGAGCTAACTACCGTTGCGACTACCATTGCTTCAATACCCATACTATCCTCTCGCTTGTACTTCTAGTGTTAAACCCAACAATGTCATAGGCATTGGGTCACTTTGAGTTACTGTAACCTGTGTACTCTTAGAATATCCAAGTAACGGTACTGTTTTAATTCCTGTGAACGATGATATGCCTGTGCCTAATACACCGATACCAAAGTTTCTTACTGGTAATGCTTTACCATTGATACTAATTCCACTAGCCTCATACAGTTGAGCAGATACTTTTAGGATTCTTCTCATCTTAGTATTGATAGGCCCACTCTGGAATTGAATATTAACTGGCATTGTCTTAATCTCTAATGCGTATTCTAAACCAACCTCAACATCTGTTCCGAACTTATCAAGTGTAATCTTGCCAGCCACTGGTGTCTTCTTAGCGTGTGTATAACCATCTACCCTTACTCGACACTCCTGTCCGTCTAAATGATTCGTTCCTAGTGTAACCTCGAAGGTTGTAGCGTGTGTTGCACCCGATACTTGTACAGCTGAATCAGTATAGTAATCATGAGTCAACACTTCAACATAGTATTTAACCACACTGTTGATTGTTCTCTTCACATAGACATAAACAACGTCTTCTACTACTGCAACATCCATGATAGTGCCTTCAGTAGTGAATTTAGTCCATGCTTGTACATTCTCAGCTCTATTCGTAATGAATGTGGCCATAGTGCCATCACCATTCACGATATAGATGTAGTTACCCTCGTTAATTACATCACCAGTTAGGGATGCCATTGCTACAGGGTTGTTAGTTAAATGAGGTGCTAGAAGGTTAATCTCAGTGGAGTTGTATGAGTCTTCGGTATAAGTAAACAAGAACTCTCGAACTTGCTTACCGTTTCGTTGAATAAACACAGTAGCACCATCAACATTTAATGGGCGTACACTAGGTAACGCACCAAATCTGGTCTGCCTAAGAACACCCATGTTGCTAGGTTTAATAGGTCTGTCTGGCACATGGAACTCACCGCCAGTAGTAAATACTTGTAAGTGCGTACCTGATACTAAGTATAGGATAGCATTTACGGAATCTGTATCAAGGGTTACATCGATAGACTGGTCATCTCTTCCTGAACCTCTATTGAAGTTAAAGAAGTCACCTGTCACTGAACCCCACAATGATTGAGGTAAGCCTGTAGAGTTAGAGAACCATAGTCTGCCTTCATGGAATGTTGCAACACCTGGATAACCATGTCCTGCTGACCATGCTGGTTCTTCTAATGAAGCATCAATACCTGCAATACCATTGTTATTAAGGAACTCTTTTAGTAGTTCACCAGTAAAGGTTTGTGCGCCCACATTGACTGAGTTAATTCTAATTACACCATCGTTACCCTCGAACATGCCATTAACATGGTCTGCTGTAAGGGGTGAGCCACCAGAGATATTTATCTGCGCTGTATCGCCCACAACATAACTTGATGACTGTGGTGTGAATGTAGCATTGTCATAATCCCTATTGAAATCATAAGTAGGTAAGTATGAGAATGAAATATCTGATTTAGTCCATGTAGTGTGTGAAGCACCACGAACAATCTTAGCTACAGCATGACTCTTGTGACACATGATTAATGTATCAGCTGATTGAGTCCAACCAAGCTCTGGTAACTGCGCTGCTGAGTATGTAGTAGTCATGTAATCATTACCGCTACCGTTTATGTTTGTTTGTTGTACACCGTCTTTATAGACATACATCTTGTTAGGTGCGAACACTAGAAGGTATGTCTGAGTGATATTGAACTCAAACTCAACGAATCTAACATTTGACTCACCTAAATCACCAACGAACTTAAGGCCTTGTCTGCGTTTAACACCACCTTGGCCTAAACAAACTACATTGGTTAGGGTTTCTGCGCCCTTGTAGAAGGCCTCATAGTCATGTCTGGCTACTAATCTAGGGTCTAATTCACCTGCTGAGAATGTAGTTTGTGATGTGACCGCTTGAGGCATTAGTATCTAGCCCTAACAAGTGCCGAATCAATAGCTGGTGCTATGCTAGGGGTTGATTGTGAGTCAATAGTCTTAGCTCTTTGTAGTTGCTTCTCTGCTAATGCTGCGTAATACTCACCTTTAGTTGCAGATTCAGTAATAGGGATAGCGAATACAGATGCTAGTCTTAACTCTAATAGCTCTGTGAAGTAAGCAGGTAAGTGTGCCTCGTCTGGCTTGTATGTGTAATCCAAGACCATTGTTGTTTCGTTTGAGTACAGCTTGTCTGCGTAAATCTGGAAGTTATCATTGCCATAATCTACATGTTGAGCAACCAAGAAGTCAGTAGGTAGTTGATACCCATACTTCCACTGGTTAATCGGAGTAGATGTTAGTCTTGATAGTGTAGCTTTACTTGAAGCAAACCGCCAAGGGTGTAGTGACAATACGCTCTCAAGTGTAGGATGATATAAGTTAGAAGCAATCAACGCTGCTGTTGAGTCCTCAGTAAATGATGAGATAGTGTTCTCACCTATCAACAATAAAGCATTAGATGCTATGTCGATGTCTGTGTAGTTCTTAACTGCTGACATAATTAAAACCCAAGTTAGTTTAAGAAAGACCCCTCGTGAGAAGGGCCAGTCTTAAATCAACTCAAATATTAGTCTGAGTCAGTAGCAGTAACTACTAAAGCGTTGTTAGTATCAACAACACCAGAGGCGTTAGAGCTTACTTGGTAAATGCCACTAGCTAATGTTCCACCAGTAGATGTGTTAGCCATAATTAAATCGCCAACTTGAACATCACCAGAAACATTATTGAAATAACCAGCACCATCAACTACAGTTGTTGCATCTGTAGTTGAATAACCCCACAAAGTAGGGATAGATGAGTTAGCTGAGGTACTCATACGAGCAAAATTGCTTTTATCGAAAGCCATGTTATTCTCCTATTATTCAGTGATTTCTACTTTAACAATACCAGCTGTGTCGATAGTAACCGCACCAGCTTTGTACTTACCTAGAGATAACCATGAAGTTTTCTCAGGGATGTAGTTCACTTCTGTTGAAATGTCTAAACCAATAGCACAACCGATTGATGACTTATGGAACGCAAAACAGTCACGAGTTGTTGAAGCTAATGTTAAACCGCCTTCTGCACGAGTCTCCATCATTACGATGTTGAATCCCATGAAAGTATTAAGCTCACCAGACATCAATGCACGAACAGTCGCATAGTCAGCTGAAGTAGCCTTCTCTTCATTTAACAAGTCTTCGATACCTGCAGCTGAAGTCAATAAGATACGGTCATCCATCGGAACACCATTATCATTTAGAGTCTTCGCAGCTGAAGTAATCTTAGCTACTGTTAAACCCGTAGAACCATGAGAAATAGTTGAACCTGCTGATAAAGCATCAACGATTAACTGGTCAGCTCTACGACCCATTGCACCAGCAATAGTTTGTGCTAACTCTCTGCGCTCATCGAAGTTTACTTCGGCAGCATCAAAGATGTCAGTGTACTCACCAGCAACCCAGTTACCAAGGGTACAAGCTACTTTAGAGTGTGTGATGTCCATAGGTGTTACATCTGTTTGGCTAGCCTTTTGATTAGCTAAACCTTTACCCATAGTACGAAAGTTGTAAGTATCACCTACAACACCTGCTCTCATGCGAACTGCTTCACGCAATTTACCTGAGGTTTGGAACGCGTGCTTTACTTCAGCATCAAACTGAGCGGAAGCTGCACTACTTAAATTGATAGACATTATGTCTTCTCCTTATGAATTAAAAAATTAATCTTACTTTTTCTCGATTCAAGTAGCCTGTAAGGGTTGAATCTAGCACTTTAGAGGTGCTTAAACTACCAATACAGGCCTAAAAGAAGGGTGTCTGTTGCCTCGATTATATCAAAACACAAGTGTTGTGGGTAGTTATTTTATGATTTCACAGTATTTGTGGGCGCAGAGCCATAGTAATCCCTGAATTTAGCATCTACTTCAGCACGATATGAAGGGTTTGACTCGTATCTTGCATCGCCAACCATCTCATAAAGCTTCTGTTCAGTCATACTATCTACTGGTTTAGCTGTATCAGGTGCGCTTACTTGAGTTTCCCTAGACATTTGTCTCATCTTCTCAATCAAATGGAAGCCTGCAGCAGTAGTTGCCATAGATTGTAGAGTAGCATATTCACTCTCATCTAAGTTTGCTTGACCCCAGTGGGTAATGTCTTGGATTCTTTGCTGTGCGTTGTCACCAATCTTCTTAACCTCTTCTTCTACATCAAGGTTTTCCATCTGACCAGCAGTATTCTCAACATACATGTTCAATAATTGAGTGTGTGCATCCTGAGATAGTCCTGCTTCCTTCGCCCACTCACCGAACTGACCTAGTAAAGGGTCATCATCAGGGATTGTGTAGCCTAATTCTTCGTTTAGTTCTACCTTGTAACCATCTTCAGGTGCGCCAGTGAACGAACCTAACTTAGATTCTAGTCCTGCGTATGCCTGTGCTTGGTCTGCTACTGTCTTATACTTCCCAGTCTTAAACCAATCAGGTGTATCACCCTCACCGCTAACACCTTCTGATAACATCCACCCACCTTCTGATACTGGTGCTTCTACTTCTGGTGCTTCACTTGCTGTTGCTGTTGCATCTGCTAATATTGTTTCTTCTTGCTCGCTCATACATTACTCCACATAATTAATAATCGCCTTTCTCTCTACGCTTAATACAGGACTGAAAGAATCTAATGACACTATTCTGCCCCTCTCTAAAGTAACCTTGTCCTTCTGTTTGTCCAGGGTTACATACTGGTTGTCTAATAAACCTCTCATCAAGATGTTCCATTAGCTTCTTGCCACTGGCTGTCTTGAACACTGAGGCTATTAAAGCATCTAGTTCTTTACCGTTATCATTCAAGTTCACCTCTCATTGCAGCATCTGCTACTTCTGGGTTCTCTGCTGCTTCTTGTGCTAACGCTGGATTCTGCATCGCCATCTCTGCCATCTGCATCGCCTTAGCTTCTTGTGCTTGTGCTTGCTTCATTTTTTCACGTTGCTCTCTGCTGCGGATAAGCTCTGGTGCAACACCTAGTAACTTACCAATATGCTCAGGGAACGCTTCAAGGTCTAGGCCTATAGTTAATGCCTCTTCGCCCACCATGCCTGCAAACTGTACGAACTGTGCTAGTTTATTAACTTCATCCATGTCTTGCTGTTGAGCAAGTGGTGAGATAACTTTAATGTCAATGATTTGATTACCAACCTTGATGTCTGGCACATGTCCATTACGCTGCAAGATGTCAATAGAACGCTTGATTACCTTGTTGATAAACTCTTTCTGTAATCTACCAAACGATGAACCGATGTCACTCATTAGTTCTTGTTGTCTAATGCTAATCTCTGTTGCTGACTTAGTAGGGCCTGCTACTGGACCTAACTGGTCATGATACAAAGCCATACGAATGTTGTTTCTTAACTCTTCAAGAATAAGCTGTGATACATTGAAGTTACCACCAGATTGTAGTTGCTCTAATGAGCCTTGCTGTGCTACTGGGATGACTGAACCAGGTGCTGTGTTCACAGTCCAAGGATTAAGTACACCGTCATCAACCGCTGTATATACACCAGCAATCTCTTTCTCAGCATTGTTCAATACAAACTTAACAACCTCGTTAGCTGTCTTAATGTCTGGTAGTGCTGCCATAACAGGACCACGACCATAACGCTCACCTGCTACCTTAGACCATCTGAATACAACCCAAGGGCTAATGTCATAGTAGTCTTCAAACACAACATGCTTTGTTGACTCTTCTATAATCACATACTCATAGTTATCGTTCTTAGCGTTGTAGATAGTGCCTTCAATCACTGCAATCAAATCATTAGGTTTCTCTTCGATGATTCGTTTGACTTGTGTTGATACTGTGCCTAGTGGCCAGATACGAAGTATGTCTCGTGCTGGTACACCATGCTCTCTGAATACTGTCTCAACAGTTCCTTGAGGACCATTCTCTAGTATGAGTTGCTTGATAGGTACAGCAGTGAACTTCAATAGGTTATCACCCTCACCTTCTTCTAACAACAATGCGCCTGTGCCTACTGCTAGGTCTAAGAAAGCTTCATTAGCTTCTGTTGCTAAGTTAGATTGATTAAGATAACTGAACAAAGTATTAGTCATTTGTTCTAGCTCACCATCTACTTGGTTCTGCTGCTCATTAGGTATTGAACTACCTGCTGATAACTTCGCCCACTTCTTGAATGGTGGTATCAATGTTGACTGTAGTCTTGATGCAAATCTCTGTGTAGCAATCAATGCTGTTGAGTCATAGATACGTGTGTTCTTCTTCGCACCTTGCTGGACATTGTTGAACACTTCTCGTTGAGGCAATGCGTATTCATAGCACTCTCTCCAGTGTGATTCCCATGTAGCACGATGCGCCTTTGCAGACTCGAACCTCTTAACAAAAGACTCTACTGCGACTTTGCTCTTCTTATTCTTTGGCATGTTTATCCTAGTGTTTTACTACGGTCTTCTGATATAAGTGATGAACGACCTCTTGACCTAGCTCTTGTAGTTCTACCGATGATTGCATCAGTACCAGCATTTCTTTTCTTAACTGCTGCAGCAGCTACTGGCTTACTACCACCAGTTTCTTCATTAACCTTATCTACCACTGCTTTA